AGCCTCACGATTTATAAATATTTTAATTCCGTCAGTGTAACTATAATTTGGTATTGCATCTAAAAATATACCATTTGCAGTTTTGTCATATTTTGACGGTTGACCAGTAGTATTTTGTCCATCAACAAAACCAATATTTCTTCCCCTTTTATCCTGCTGGTCTACTAACTCTAAGTCGTAAAATATACCACTACTATTCGCTATCATTACTCTATAAATATCCAAGATTATATTTCCCTGCTCATCTGTTGTAAAAGAGTAATCCCTTTGACCAGAAACAAGGTCCGTTGTAATTATTGGATAATCTGTATGGTTTGAATCGTCATATTGCCAACTACCCGAAGCACTTATAGCTAACGCCAGTAATCTATCTACTGCCATATTAACGTCAGAAACGACCTCTGCCAGGGGGTATTTAGTAGTGTCCGCCCCAGTGTTGCGATAAATTAAATCAACTATTCCTGACTTTGTTGATGATGCTGAAAAAACAAGGCTCATAATTTAGTTCTTTTTCTTTTTATTAAAATTACTCTTAAATTCCTCCACGTGGTTAAAGATAGAACAGACTATCTCGTCGTTTTCTAATTTAAGCGATTCATAATCGTCATACTCATTCTCTAAATATGGGGTCATAAGCTTTCTTGCAAGTGGAATAATAAGGTCTGTAAATTTCTGGGCTTTTAATCCTATCTTATTTCTCTCAATTTCCTTTTCTTCTTTTTGCTTTTTAAGTTCCTCATATTTATCCCTTAATTCTTGTGGTGTTTCCTTTTTTACTTTGGCGTATATTTCTTCTTTTACTTTGTTGATATCGGATATACACTTTTCCATTCTCTTTGTAATGGATTTTTCTCTCTTTAAAAACTCATCTAAATTAACTTTCTTTTCTTCCTCTTGGAGCTGCTTATCGGTTTCGGCCATTTGTTCCTCTAACTTCATAATCTCATCAGATTTTTCTCTGCCGATGTGAATAAGCTCTGACTTGTCTTTTAAAAGTTTCTTTAACTTTTCGTCTGTTAGTTTGATTGTTTTTGACATATTTATTTAATTAGTGAATAAGCTTCAACCCATTTGTTAGAGTTCTTTGGGTCATTAATATCGTAATTATCCAAAACATATTCTCTGGCCTCTCTGCCAAGTTTTCTGCGAAGTTCTTTATCTGAGATAAACTTTTCTATCTGAGAAATCCATTCTTCTTGTGTTTTGGCAAGTAAAAGATATTTTGAGTCTTCTTGACCCTGATATGGGCTATCGCCCGTTTCAAATCCTTGGGCAATAGTCGGTATTTCTAAGACAGAGTTTTCCAAAAACTTTAAATTAGATTTACACTTATTAAAGTATGTATCCGCCCGGGGTATAATCACAAAGTCAAGTTTTAGGTCGTTTAAGGTCTCATAATATTCGTCAACCTTTGAGAAAGGATGCCATTCAATATTAACTCCACTCCAAAAGGCATATTCTTCTGAATATAGCTGTTTGTATACTTCCCTCTGCCCTGATGCGGGTAAAGAAAGTAAGACTAATCTTACTCTTGGGTCATTCTGATATTTTTCAATAATCGGCTTTAAAACTTCTATATCCGATGTCATTGCCACGCTTCCCGTAATTCCTATCCTAACGATATCTGTTTCGTTTCTCTTGGGTTCGGGAAAATAAAATGGGTCAATATAGTTAGGCAATACAACCACATTTTGATTAAGCTTTAAATATTCTTGCTTTAAACATTCGGTTGAACAAGTAATTAAATCCGCTTCTTTTGCAAATGTGTCTAGGGCGGTATTCATTTTTTCTAATCCTTTTTCTACCCTTTCTTTGTTCATCATCTCATTAAACTTAAAGCCGTTATCTTCCTTTAAGGTGTCGTCATTGTCCATTACTATTTTCTTTCCTGCCTTTTTTAGTATTCTTGCTAATTCTAATTTTGCTCTTTCTATCGGCCTGTGAAAAACAACTATTTCGGCATCAAGTGCGGCTTTTGACTTCTGCTCTGGTGTTAGTTGTCTGATATTAAAAGATGTTCTATCCCCGTTCCAACCATTAGCTTGAAGGGGAAAAAGACAACGAACATTATAACACCCATTTAATTCGCTATTGATAAAGTATACTTTTGACATAGTTATTCTTTTTCAAGCAATTCTGCCTGAGCCTTTAATTCTTTTATCTTTAATTGCTTTAATTCCTCCAACTGCCTAAGGTTTTCTTTTGCTTGCTTTATTTGGTCAGAAATAGACAAAGGATTGGTTGAAACGGGACATACATCAACTTTTGAATTTTCGTTCAATGTAGGGCATTCTGGTGCGTCTGGTAACGATATAGTAGCTGGTGGTGGTGAGTATTCTGTTTCAACTGGTGTAATTATCTGTTTAGTTCTGGGATTTATAATATCCCCAGTTAAGCCGTTAATTCGGTCTGATGTCTTTTTTATGTTTTGTGCTATATATGTTTTTCCCATAATTGTTTGCAAATTTATGTCGGTTCTCTCAATTTGCAGTGAGACCGACATAAACAATTAATTAATAATTGCTACTTAACCTCCGTTCACGCCAGATTTTGACAAAATACATACTCCAGCTGTTCCTCTGTTCTCAATTACTCCGTAGAGCAAATCTGCGGTTGTAAGAGTTGAAAGGTAATCTGGAATATAGTTTGACTGTACTCTGACTCCATATTGTCCAGTCATTGAGCTTCCTGCGGCTGAACCACCTTCTCCCAAAGGAGATGTTGCCCAGTGCAAAGCATCTTTGTGTGCCAAAGCATTATATCTTCCAGCAGTTGATGAAACATACTGAACATTTGTTGATATAAATACTGGAATACCATATAGGTATCCTGCTGGCCTCTTAGCTGTTGGGTCGTTAACTGGTGAGTTAACAGCCAGGCTGAACTTGTCAATGTTTTGGATTTGAGTCCAAAATGTATATGGATGAACAAAGAAAGCTACATCCTGAGTAGTATCAATGTCAGCATTCTCAATAGCCGCAATAGCTGCTCTGATTATGCTGTCAGCTAAATCTGATGTAGAAGCTCCAACTGTTGTGTCAAAGCCTTTAAACAGGTTTGCCAATGCTACTTCTAACTTTTTAGCAACTGTATATCCTGCATTCTGTGCATACTTTTCTTGTAAGTAATAAGAATGCTTGACCTGAGCTGCTTCTCTATCTTCAATAGCGAAGGATACTTCATACCATTGGTCTACGGCCAAAGTAACTTTACCCTCCGTAGATGCGTTAAGAGTTACGGCAGTAGCATTCGTTTTGCTATAAGCCGTCATCTCTGTTAGGTTGGGAGTATAAAGTGTGTCCCCACCGCTACTTAATTCTTGACTTCTGTCTGTGAAAAAACCAGCAATTACCAGTTTTGACTTAAAGAAGTCGTTTATTCTTTCTCCCCAAACGTCTGGTATTAAATTTGCCAGAGTTACGGAAGAATGACTCGTTGTCGGAAATGCCATTTATTTTTTACCCACTGCCTTATTAAAGGCCTCAATATGTTCCTCTCGGGTTGCTCCTGACTGAAAACCCTTTACTTCTTCCTGGGTTTCAGCAGAACCTCTTGAAGCTCCAAGCTTAGCTTTTTCCTTCTTTTCTCTTTCCTCAGTATCTTTCTGATAAATAGAAAATAGAGGGTCTTTAATTGCCTCGGTCAAGGATATTCCTTTTCCTCTTGCAATTACTTTTGCCTGCTCTATTGCTTCATCGGATAGTCCCCGAGCTATCAATTTCAGCTCTTCTGTAAGTTGTGGGTCATTAGGTTTACTTTTTTGAGAATTGGCCTTTAAGGTTTTTAATTCCTCTTCGGCTCTTTTGGCTCTTGCGGTCAATTCTGCTTTTGCCTTTAAGGCATCAGCTAAATTGGCTTTAATTACCTCAGTGTCCTCTTCTACTGTTTCGTTGCTCTCGGGAGCTTCCTCAACCTCTGTGCTTGTGTCCACAGCGACATCTATGGTTTCTTCTTCCATTGATTTTTGACGGTTTGTGCATTGCCGTCTTGCTTATTAATAGTTTATGGGGAGCTATTTCCCGTAAATAGTTTAATGACTTATTTAGGTCATTATCCTTTATTTTTATGATATTGCTTAACCCTCTTGGGAGTCCATCCAGTTTTTCTTAATGTTCCGTAAATATATGCTTCTTTTTTCTCTCCTGTTAATCCCTTTTTATTTGCTTCCCTTTTTAGTTTTTGTTCTAATTTTTTAGGCATAATTTATCTTGCTTCGTTCTTAATGTTCTTTTTCTTTGGCTTTGGTTCAAACATAAGTTCAATGTTTTTAAAGGCCTCATCTATGATTTCTTTGGCCTCGGCCACCGAACTCGTATTTTCTTTGGCAAACGTCTTTTTAATGGCCGTCTTCTCTAAGTAATCAATCAGATAATTGTATACATTTTCTCTCCCTTCTTTGTCTTTGTAAAAATCAAATAGTGATGTCATACTGGGTTTGCCGTTAATGACATTGGTTTTGCCTGTTGCGCCTGTTGCGCCTGTTGCGCCTGT